TCTACGCAAGAATGGGTCAAATCCCTTTGGAAATAGACATAAATGTGTCTAAAATAAGAACAAAATAAGAACATCTACTCAAAAACCCTTGTAAAATAAGGGCAAATTAGGCCTTGACTTATATGTTAATCCTGATATTATAATAGTATGAATAAACAAAAAGGAGTACACACTTATGAGTAAAGTTAAACAATACTACACAGATGAAGTCGAAAAAAAAGTAGATGATGTATTGACAAAAGTAAAAAATAATGTTATAACTAAAGATAACGCAAAAGTTGAAATAATGAAATTAGATAATTTGAACCTTATTAATATTGACGAAGATAATATTGATGAAGTAATTGATATGGAGGCTGCATAGTGTCAACATTTAACGTTTGTTATTTAAGAGAATACAGAGATCCTGAAAATGAATGTGAAACATTTAATTTATATGAAACAATATACAGAAATGTACCTATAAAGTATCTTAATAAATTTACTAATAAAGATTTTAAAATGAAGATGTTAAAACATTGTGATTGGAACTATAAAGAGACAGCAAAGAATTTTGAAAATGTTACCAATATTGATATTGTTACCGAAAAAGATTATTATACATCTTTTGCTGATGTGTATGGTGATGTAATGAGTAAAGATGAGTATAAAACACAAAAATTACATATGTGGCACGATTATGGTCAACAATATGATAGATCAAGTTTAAGAAAAGATTTTAACCCAGCTATGACAAAATCTAAAGTTTATAGCTACAACGGAAAGAAGTGTCATTAATGAAATACGGTGAAGACAAAATATTAGATGAAGTAAAAAAATATATTGGTGGTACCTATGACCAACACTATTCTACAACTAAAGATGGTTTTCAGGTACAAGATATGTTAAGACAACTTGGTATAGATAAAGATTTCTGCCAAGCTAATGCTATCAAATATCTATGTAGATATGGTAAAAAAGATGGTAAGAATAGAAAAGATTTATTAAAAGCAATTCACTACATTGTGCTATTGATGTCAAGTGAAGATAAAAACGAGAAATGGTCAGTTGATGGTTTCTTAAACAAAAAGGAGGACTAATGGCAGTTGATACAGATATATTCTTTGGTAAAGATGATGTAAATAAAAACCTATACAGAAAGAAAACTTATTATACTCTAGTTATAGAGCAAGAAGTTATTGCTAATAACAAAGATGAGGCTGATAAAAAATTTAGTGATTGTGGTATAGATCACTCAAAAGTTAACCACGAGATAACTGAAACAAAAGATGGTGTTGAGACTTATATGGTAGACGCCAACTATACAGATTCAGATAACACAAGTTATATGGGTAGAATTGTGTATGATACAGATACGTATGACCAATCTTTAGATGACGCTAAGGAAAATGGTGATGTGACTATTGACACATATGAGCCAGAAAAAGAAGTAATGACACCTAAAGAAGAAGACGCTAACGCTGGTGTTGTAAGAGATAAAGATGGTAATGTAATGAGTGAGGCAACTAATGTCTAAAACGGTAACTATTACAGTAAAGAAAAAGACTTTAGAGTCAGTTTATAATCAAGTAAGAATGTGTAATGATTTAGGTTTTCCTAATTTTAGTAAAGGCGAACCTATTAACAACTTGATGAGAGAAGTCAAAAGAGATATTAATAAACAAAAGAAAGAACAAGATTTAGGTTGGAAAGACTTTTGGAGTTTTTGGCCATTATCTATTGTTGTGCCTTTAATGTTATTATCAATTATATTAGGACCGGTATTTACAAGATGAATAATAAACCAAATGAATGGGAACAAGGCGTAATAAATGGTGCTGTAGAGTATTCTATTATGGAGTGGAGATCATTGGATAGAAGTACAAAGACAGTTGTAAAAACTTATAAAGAGGCAAAAGAATTGTTTAAAAAAACTATTAAAAAACATAGACAGACTTTAGCATACGCTGTTGATAAGAATGGTAGATTTGCTAATCTAAACCATTTACCAGAATTTAAAAAGGAGATAGGTGATGAGTAATCAAAGACCAGGTAAAGTAGTAAGAGCTGCCGATCCGACAATGAAGGATATGACAACTCTAAAGTTTTTTAAGAATGCTCAGAAATTATTAGAACAAGAAGGTAAAACAGATGAGGCGTTTTATTTTGAACAGATGGTAGATTGGTTAACTAGTGGACACCAATTACCTACCACGGAAGAACAAACAATTAAGGCACTAGGAATATAGGAGGACTATGATACAAGAAATAGCAACGGTAGATTTGTTGAATACGGTCATTGATAAAATTGATGATGGTAAAATAGCAGACGCCAAAGACGATCTAATTACATTTAAAGATAAGATACAAAATGAGATTGATCAATTTGATAAATGGGCTGAGGTACAATCAGATATTGATACTTCAATACAACTAGAAGTAGATAAGGCACTTGGAAAGTAGATGATGTACTACTCACACAAGCTAAGAATCACCAATCCTGGCGTGTCCAGGTGTGTTCCAGGTATAGAAAAAGCAGTAAAATCAATACTTTTTACAGGCTTGACATTTGGAACGATTTATGGTATGATATACACAATTAACTTAACAAAAGGACTATAATATGTTTTATACAAAAGAAATGATACACACAGAGTTTAAAATGGCTACTCAAAAAGATGAGAAAAATGCTATGAAGCCTGCCGGTAAGAAATCTTACAAACACAGAGTTGCTTATCTTACTGCTTTAAAAGAAGATATGATAAAGTCTCCAAAGTATTTTAGAGATGTAAAAATTACAACAGATCAATTACAAAATAGTATTGATTGTTGGTCAGCTCCAAATCCTAGAGACGCTTTCTATATGAAAGTTTTTAATATGACTTATGCTGAAAAGAAAGCACAAGAAGAACTAGAACATTTTACTTATGAAAATGGTGAGAAAAAAGAAGTTAGAAAATCTAAAGAGAAAACACAATCGGTACATTAAGTCTTTAGGTGTCAACATTGATGTTGATACTGGTGAGATTTTTTCTTCGTTTGAGGGTTATGATTTTCCAGATTTATCGTGTAGGCCTAGTTTGCCTACGAGTGATAATATAGCAGGTGTTGGCTTGAAAAAGAAATATGCTACACGAGTACCTGCTGGTAAAACAATTAGTGTGGCATACAATAAGGGTCCTTATATGATTGTTGATGATAAGGATTTTAAAACTATGGGAAGGAAAATATAATATGTGGAATGTGAAAAGTACAACGTTATTTGCCGTTTCATTGGTAGCAGTTATTCTTATATCGGTAAGTATGGCTAAAGCTGATGAAAAGACAATAACTCCTAAAGAGTTTGCTACAGCGATTGCTGAAACACCAAGTAAAGTTGGTAACCATTTAAAAAATGAATGGGAAGAAACAAAAGAGTATCAAGCAAAAAGTTGGGCTGAAATGAAAACTAAATGGCCGTTTACAATGTTTAAGGGTAATCAATAATGCCTGGCGATTTTGTATGTACAAGTGCCAATGATGGCACACATTTATTTAGACCTGTTTCTGCCAGAGGACATACTTTCTGGCAAAAACAAAATTATAATAAATTTGTGATTGATAATAACGAAGATTATTACATTGTTAAAAGTGTTGATAGTCAGAAAATTTGTGATGAGATTAGAAAAAATAATATGGATTTTACTAGTTAGTTTATTGCTAACTAATTGTGCTAACAGATCACATACTGGTGCTGTGTTAGGTTCTACAACTACAACAGGTACTTGTGTATCTATGGGTATTGAAAACCCTTATGCTATCGCTGGTTGTGCTGTGGTTGGTGCTTTTGCTGGTGCTGAAATTATGTACAATTCAGATTATGATGTTCACAATGCCGTGTTTGTAGATCATTTAAACAATGGGCCACAAGGTTCAAGTTATACTAATTGGTTTAATCAAAAGACCGGTAATTCTGGTATTATTAAAACAACTAGGTCTTTTATGAAAGGGCCTATTAAATGTAAAAATTATGACGCTACGATTGATATAACAAATCAATGGCCGTTATTAGGTATTGGTGGCGTCAATAGAAAAATGGTATTTGGTACTGCTTGTCAGTTACCAGATGGCAGATGGATTGAGGATCCGACTTATGAGTAATGATGTATTAGGTTATTCTTCACACGATTGGCGTAAACATACAGATGACGCTGTTGTGGTAGATGATAAAGAATATGAACAAATGAAAGTGAATAATTGTAGAGTTATATTTAAAAATCCAAAGACATTAAAAGAAGAAACTGTTGATGTATCCAGATTGATTAGAGTATTTGTAAACAATAGAGACGATCTGAAAAGGAGTGTTAAATAATGCCTTTTGATCCTAGACAATATATGAAATTAATGTTTTATACAATATTTGCCATATTAATATGTACATATGTATTTGGTGGTGAAAAAATATTACATAGTAAAATTAAATCAATACAACCAGAAAAAACAGATGGTCAGTATTGTTTTGTAAAAGTGGTAATCAAACAACGAGGTGATGAGATTATCAAAGAAGAAATTTTGGAGTGTGCTGATGGTAAAAAAGGTATTGAAACACCAGGTTATTGGGAGTTATTTGCTCAGTTTTATTACAGAGACACATATGCTCCAGAATACTGCCGATATTATAGTCGGGAGGGACACGTTTTTAAAACACCAGGAAAAGTGTGTTTACAAGTAAATGGTGAATGGGAGGTTAGATGATTAAGAATATAATCATAATCGCTCTCTTAATAATGATAATGACAGGTGTATCTTCTAGTGAGGCTTTTGTACATATTCAACAGGGGCTTGACTTTTTGAAAGATTTGTTATATAATGTAGAGAGGAGTGTGGATAAAATATGAAAAACTACATAAAAGTAATAGGTATATTAGTGGCTGGTTTGCTTTTGGCAAATTGTTCTAGTACAACTTATAAGATGAAGTCAGAAAAAGGCAAGGTATTGAATAAAGTACCTGGCTGGTATATGAATGACTTTAAAGTAAAGAAAGCGTGTGGTACGACCAAGTTTGGTAAAAACAAAAACAAAGAGTGTATCTTTGGTGTTGGTACTGCCGTGTCGCCTGATTTACAATTAGCAATCGAAAAAGGTATGATGATTGCCAAGGCTGATTTAGCTGATATTGTAAAGGGTGAAATGAACAAACAATCTAAACAATACATAACTGAAATTGGTAAAACCAATTCAATGTCCGTTGTGACAGATGTTGAGGTTACATTAATCAATATAATATCTAAAACACAAGTTAGAGGTTATGAAATGTGGCAAAAAGACGTTACAATAACTAAAAACGGATATTATAGAGTTTGGATTGGTTTAAGATTGCCAATGGGTGAGTATAATAAAATGTATAATTATACCATAGAAACAGCATTAGATTCTTTTAAGTTAAAAGAGAAGTCTGATATTGCTTACAAACAACTATTGGAAAATACAGGTAATACAAATGAAAATAACAATTTACAGTAAGAATAATTGTATATACTGCTCCAAGGCCAAGACCTTGGTAAAAAACCTTGGCCTAGAGTATGAGGAAAAGTCATTAGAAAAAGACTTTGGCTCTGACCCTAGTAAGATGTTAGAAGACATAGGTAAAAATGTTAGAGCTATGCCTCAAATTAAGATTGATGACGAGTTGATTGGTGGTTATAATCAATTAATAGAATACTTTGAAAAACAAGGTAAAGTTAATTTTAAGGGTGAGATTATAAGTGAGTAATGATAAGATAATACCATTTCCTAAAAATCGTATTGTTAATCAAAGAAGTAGAGAACTTGATGAACAAAGACGTAAAATGGGTAATAAAGTTGCCAAAGAAATAGAAAAGCAACAAACAAAACAATTTGTTGAAACTTCGGTTGATGATATGAGTATGAACTTATTAAAACAATTTTATGATATGGCAATTAAAACTGATAAACATAGTTTTACAAAAGACTTGGCCTTGTTAGTAGATGTAATGAGAGGTTTAATGTATAGAGATTTTGATATTAAACACCCAGCACAAAAACTATCAGACAAAATGGTAAACTTAAAGGTAAACAGAGACGGAACTCAATCTGCTCAAATAGACTATACGGGTGTTACCGATACTAAAATTAAAAATGGTAGACCATTAAGTAAAGAGGTCAAAGAAGATTTAAAAGATTTAAACGAAACTGGTATAACATTTGATCCAGATGACGATAACGGAATTACATAAAGTAATCGCCTTAGCAGGTTGTAAAATAGTCCAAAATATAAAGGAGAAAATTATGTTTGGAAATACAAAAACAGAAACTAGAGGCAGAAAGAGTTTGTCTAAAAAACAAACAATTCTTAATGCTTTTTTAAGAGGGCAATCAATTGCTTGGAAGACTTTAAACACAAAGTTTGGTCTTAAATCACCAAGAAGTATGGTTGATACTTTAAGAGCTGAAGGCTATATGGTCTACGGTTCAAAAGTAAAAGGTAAACACGTGTACAGACTTGGTACACCAACGAGAGCTATTATCTCTGCTGGTATCAAAGCGTTATACGGAACGCCTTTCAAATACGACAATGCTTCAGTTGTAGCACCTACAAAAGCTACAGTTGCTTCTATTGACGCTTAATTAAATTAACGGTGTGGTGGCGAGCAATCGCCACCTATCATTTTATGGATTTAGAACACGGATTTCTATTAGGTTTTTTAGGTTGTATAGTAACCTTTGTAGGTTTCTTTATAGCTTTTTTGCTTATAAATTATATTAAGAAAAAAGAATTAAAAAAATTAAGAGATATTGAAAATAGAAAAAAGGGGCCATTGTCAGATCATTACTATGGTGATGATACAGTATGAAAACTAAAATTAAAAAAGCAGATTATCAAAACTATGCTGATTGTATAAGAAGTGATCAGGTATCAGCACCTGAAATAGTAGAATTATTTGAAGATAAAGAATTTTATAAATGGTATAAAAAGAAATACTTATGATATTAGTTGACCTCAATCAAGTGTTAATATCAAACCTTATGGCACAGGTCAGAGGTAAAGGTGATGTTAAACCTAATAAAGAAATGATTAGACATATGGTCTTAACATCATTGAGAGGTTTTAATGCTAAGTTTGGCCAAGAATATGGTACAATGGTGTTATGTTCAGACGCCAGCGATCCTTGGCGAAAAGATTTTTTCCCTAGATACAAGTATAGTAGAAAAATGGCCAGACAAGATGGTCCTTTTGATTGGGATAATATATTTAAAATTATTACAGAGATAAAAGAGGAAATTAGAGATAACTTTCCTTATATTGTAATGTATGTAGAGAACTCTGAAGCAGATGATATTATAGCGACACTAATTAAATTACAAGAAGAAGATATTTACCTAGTTGTATCAGGCGATAAAGACTTTATACAACTACATCATTATGGTAATGTATATCAATGGTCGCCATTTTTAAAATCATTTATTGGTGAACAAGAAGACCCTATAAAATTTTTAAGAGAACAGATAATAAAAGGTGACCGATCAGATGGTGTACCAAACATATTATCAGATGACGAAATTTTTGTAAGAGGTGATAGGCAGAAACCTATTACTAAACAAAAACTGGAAGAGTGGTCTAATTTAGATAATATACCACTTGGCTCAGAAACAAAAAAGAACTATAATAGAAATAAAAAGTTAATTGATCTATCACAAATACCAAAAACGATAGAAGATTCTATTATAAATATCTACAGGTCTTATAAAGTACCAAACAGGTCGCTCCTGTTACCTTACTTTATGAAACACAAATTAAAATCATTGATTGAAAACATTAACGATTTTTGACAATATATATTGGAGATAATTATGGCTGAACAAGCACAAAACCCTAACTTAATGAGTAAGAAGGCTATGGAAACTATGGCAAGCACCTCTGGTGTTTCCGGTGAAACCGTACACGAGATTTTTACTAAAGTTAATAATGCCAAAGACAAGCCTAAAAAGATAGAAGTTTTAAGACAAAACGATAAACCGTATTTAAGACAACTATTAAAGGCAGCTTTCTATTCTAAAATAGAATGGGATTTACCAGATGGTACACCACCGTTTATAGCAAACGAGGCACCAGTTGGTACAGAGCACACACTTTTAAGAAACGAAACAAGACGATTGTATAATTTCATAAAAGGTGGTAACAACACTTTATCAAAAACAAGAAAAGAAACCTTGTTTATTCAGATGTTAGAGGGTTTACACACAACAGAAGCTGATCTAATAATCAACATTAAAGAAAAAAGATTAAACCAAGTTTACAAAGGCCTTACAGAGGCAGTTGTAAAAGAGGCTTTTGGCTGGAATGATGATTTTATGAAAAAAGCTTAAGAATCAACGAATTTTGAGGGCGTCCATTGTGTCGCCCTTAAAAAAACTCACATCCTACAACGCTTTTTAGCGCTTGACTTACCCACCACATATGATATATTAGTTATATTAATAAATATAAAGAGAGGTATATATTATGAAAAAGTTTGTTATGACAATATTGATAGTAAATGGCCTGATATGGGGTTTACTTTCAAATATAGCAAAAGCAGATGACGATTATAATAAGGCGGTGATTGGCCATATTATACAAACTAAAGTGAATGGTACTGATATTGATGTAAATGCTTTGATGAGTTATGAATTAGAGAAACTTGCTCATAAGTATTCAATAGAAATGGTATCAATACTTCAAGCGTATCTACCGGCTATACTTGACGGTGTTATGTCTGATTTAAGACTTCAGGCAGACGAAAAATACAAGTGTGCTTTACTAGAAGGATCTAAAATAGAGGACGATTGTAAATGATAGAACTATTTTTAGAAACTCCATTTGAATTGAAAGTAATTATATTATCGTGTTTAACTATGGGAATAATACAATACTTTAAAGAGGAAAAATGGAAAGAGCAACAATCAAAAAAAAACTGAAAAGAGAATTATCATCCAGAAGGAAGTATAAAACTACCTACAAGGATATAAAATACTTTTTTAATATGATTAATAAAGCTGTATTTAAAAATAAACTAGCACCATTTAATGATATACAGATTAAAAAGATTTACAAAGATAAATCTAAAAAGTTTTGTTATGGTCAGGTAACAACTTGGATATGGGAAAGAAAAGGCACACAACAATTTCATTTAGAAATGTTGCCTGAGTATAGAGATAAAAAAGATTTTGTGGACACTTTAGGCCACGAAATGGTACACCTGTACCAAATGGCTAATGTTGGTGATACTGGTAATCACAACAAACTATTTTATAGTTTTAGGCCTAAGTTAAACGCTATAGGTTTAGACCTATAATAAAAAAAGAAAGAGATATATTATGAGAAAAGTGAAAGAGCTAGACCCTTACATTAAACAGCGTGTAGGTGAGGCGTTAATACTATTAAGTGAATTGGTAAAACCATCTAACTTATCAGGCACAGGTAAAGTATATTATACTGGCCAATGGGCAAAAGATGTTTACGACAACTTTACTGATAAACAAGCAGCTGTTATCTTTTCAAAGGTAAGAAAGTTAGAACCACAATTATCTTTTACTCAAATAAAATTAGAATCATTTAAAGATGAAGATGGTAAAGAATGGGGAGGTTACGATTATTATGCCAAAAAACTTTAATTGGGAAAAAACATTAAACAAAACTTGGTACTGGTCTAAAGTTATTTTAGCCCTTATTATATTAACATTATTAAGTTATGGGTATGGTACTTTTCACCCTAATAAACACGCTAAATTAAAAGTAAATAGTGAACTTGATATATTCTATATGAATCAAATTAAAGATATGGATTTAAGAGAACCAGAATTTACATATACTAATGATGTACAATTTGTTAGAGCTTTACATAAATGTATAAACTATATAAACTTTTCAACACCAAAAGATAAAAGAGTGCCTTATGAAATGATTGTAGGCCAGGCCGCTTTAGAAAGTGGTTGGGGTATGAGTAGATTTGCTCAAAAGGCAAATAACTTATTTGGTATTAGAACATTTAGCGAAAAAACACCACACTTATTACCTGTGGGTGTAGAAAAATGGCCAGGTTGGGGTGTTAGATCATTTGGTAGTAAATGTGATAGTGTAAAAGAGTATGTTAGGTTATTAAATGAACACCCAGCATATGCTGAGTTTAGGGAAAAAAGACAAGAAACTAATGACCCTATAAAATTAATTAAAACTTTAGATAAGTTTTCAACTACAGCTGACTATGACCAAAGAGTTATTAGAATAATTAAGAAAGTCAGAAAGTTAGAAAATACTTTTGCCACGGATAAATCAATCAAATAAATATAACTATGTTTTTAACATTATTAACTTTTATATCAGCTATTAGCATATCTATTATAGCGGCTGGGTATTCTATTATAGGTTTAGCAACATTGTTTGCTGGTGCCTTTGTACCTATTGTTGCTATGGGTTCTGCTTTAGAAGTTGGTAAACTTGTGGCAGCTAGTTGGTTGTATCATAATTGGCGTAGTAATATTCCTAAATTGTTAAAGACATATCTATTTTTAGCAATCATAATTTTAATATTCATAACCTCTATGGGTATCTTTGGTTTTTTATCAAAGGCACACCTAGACCAAGTTAAACCTACTTCAGGTAACAATATAAAAATAGAACTAATTGATAATCAAATTAGTCAACAACAATTAGTTATAGATAGATCACAAAATACACTTAACCGATTAGATAAAGCTTTAGATGTTTATATTGATAAAGAATATGTCAGTAGAGGTTTAAAAGAACGAAAGAAACAAAAAGAAGAACGAGATTTATTAAATCTAGCAATCAAAAATGCTACAGATGAAATTGTTAAATTAACAAATGAAAAAGCAGCTTTAAAATTAGAACAAGATAAGATAGAGGCCGAGGTAGGACCTATCAAGTATATCGCTGAAATGATATATGGTGATCAAGCAAAAGAAATGTTTGACCACGCTGTTAGGATTGTGATACTGATATTGATATTTGTATTTGACCCATTAGCAGTATTATTATTGATAGCGGCTAACATATCATTAAATCAATGGCGTATGAAAAAAAACTTAACAACAAATAACGCTAAAGAAACTCTAGCAAAAAGAATAGAAAAGTTAGAGAAAAGAA